TAGAATCACTCTCTACCAAGCTGCCTAAGGCATCTTCCAGAGAATCACTAGGAGAAGTTTCATTCTGTCTCCTCTCCCATTCTCTATACTCGTCTATCCATATCGATAAAGAAGGAGTAAATCTATCCGCATTAACTGGTAATGTTGGAGTCAGAAGAAGGAAGGAAAGAACTAGAAAGGTTTTCATCACTTATCTCAATGTATGCTGTCTTCATTATATAGACAATAACAAATCCTGTACCAGCCAATAACAATCCCATGGCGTACATAACACCCCAGACTATTTCTTCCATTTTAATGACCTCTATATCTATGTGTATTTTGTAGTGAATCGTTACAGAAAAATAAAATTGGTGCCAGCATCAGTACACTTCCTGCTTGAAGAAGCATAGTATGGGCACTAATCAAGTGCGCGAATTGTAATATCATTATACTACCGTACAAAATTGAGATCCTTCAGATAGAATACAATCTATCGAACTAGGATGCTGCTGAAGATATGGTACATCGTGTACTGCTTGATTTCTTGCTTGATAAGCATCGTCTGCATATACACCAATGCTTTGATGATGCTTTGTCTGATCTAAATACTGAACTGTATAGTGTGACATTACGATCTTTCGAGTGTCACTTAATATTTATTTTTTTAATAGGTATTATTAACTATTATTATGAGTGTTTCAAGACAGTGTTAGAGAACCTGAACAACACCTTTTACCTCAGGTATTTCCATCATTAACTTCTTCTCTATACCCATCTTTAAAGTCTGAGAACTCATAGCACAAGTAGAACAAGCACCACCTAGTCTTACTTTAACATATCCTTCTTCTGTCTCAACATACTCCAACCATCCACCATCTGCCTCAATATAAGGTAGTATCTCATTGAGAACTTCTATTACATTCTTATCATTCAATTCCATTTTTAATTTGTAAGGTGATGTTGGTATATCTTTTGCAAAAAATATAGAACTATATGGTGGCCATTCCATCATATTAAGTTCATCTGCTGCCCCCATTTCCCTTATAGTTAACGGGCCAAGTGTAGTGTAATCCACCACACAGGATAATAGTAAAGACCAAAGGGATTGCTATGTTAGTTCCAAAATCTGCCCATAGATTTCGTTTCCTCTGGTTCCATGCGTCTGCTGGTTGTGGAACCAGCAGTATCATCGCCGCCAATACAGGCAAAATAAATTTATTCATCTCCCATTCCTGCACTCCATAATTTATTTAACCACTGTAAAAATCTTTTCATTTATACAGTTGGTTCTACTGGGGGTTCATCCGAAGCAGTAATAATCTTTAATGGAGCTTGCTCAATCCTAATAGTTTGGACAGGACCAGCACTAGCTTTTTCCATCATCTGTTCCATTTCTTTTTTAGTCACTGCAGCATTAGTAGGTTGACCGTTCTTATCCATCTTCATAGTGCCGTCACCCTTCTTAGAAGCAGTCTGAATTCCGAAGCTAGCTAAAACTCCAGTGAAAACTGAGGCTATAAACGTCGGGTCGATCTTTTGTTGTGGAATTCCAGGGATTGAAACATAATTAAGAGTCAATATTGCTCCAGACCATCCCAGCACAGTAATCCTAACCATCGTTGAGATGATTGCTGCCTGTTCCTCAGAATCAGGAAGAATCTTATCCTTTAATTTACCTAACGCACCTTTCTTCTTATCTTTCTTTTCAGTTTCTTCAGGTTCCTGAATACCTGCTTTGACTTCTTCCTTTACTTCGTCAGGCATAGATTAAAAAGCAACTCTTGCTATTTATAATAAGGTATTACTGGAATAGGATTAATGTTTATCAATCCTTCATCATTATAATATCCCATCTTAAACCAATAACAATCTAAGAGGATAAGTTTTGATGTGTTATCCTTACTATATGGATCTTGATGAGTAAAATCAACACACTCTCTTACTATCGCAGGAGGAACCTCAATTTTATCCCAAGTAATTGGTTCCTCAATAATAATAGGTATCACTCTTTAATATAACCCTCCTTAACAAGATATTCTTTTGTTAATGGAGTAGGTTCATATGTTTCCCACATATTACCTCCAGCACATACTTCAAGTGCTTTCTGAGTCATCCCTGCAGTATGTCCTGCCCAGTATGCTTCCTTTTCCCAAACAATAGATGCTCTTCTCTCTGGATCACTGTATGTATTTTTAACAAGATTTTGTAATACCTTAGGAATATCTTCTTCAGGGAATATAATAGCAAGGAAATTATTTTCAATCTCACCTGCCATACAATCTTGAGCAGTGTGCCATCCCTCATGTCTTAAAGTAGAAATAAGAGTACTACTACGCTTTGTCAAATAAGAGTTCAAAAAGATATCATTACCAGCAGTATAATATACACCTCTTGTACCAACTAAGAAATAATATTGAGGTGCGACATATACATTAACACCAACTTCATTTAATACCTTTACAAGATCATTAAATTCATTCTTAATAAGTTTATGATCTGTTTTCTGATATTCCTCAATATCTTTAATAGATGTAACTTCTTTAACATCTTTAGTGCATTCTCTCATCATCATGCACCCCATTGAACCATTCGTAAAATGATCTTCTACTTGCAGATCATACGAAGCAGCAGCAGGAGTACATCCAGTGAGGGAGACTCCTGCCAAGAGAGACAGTAATATTTTTTTCATTTATCAAAAAGGAAGACCTGCAGATGAACCACTAGCACCACCAAAAGGGCCGCTAGGAATACCAGATCCTACCTCTGGAACTAATGCACCACCTCCAAGAGGTAATCCCTCATCTACACCACCCAATGAACCAAGTCCACCCAAAGATCCTGTAACTGCGTCCATAATCTGAGATTTAACTCCATCAATGATGGAATCCCGGTTGACATATACATATACGCCACTAACAACAACGGCACCAGATACAGCGAAAGACGCAACAGCAAGTACATTAATTAATTTTTGCATTTTATTCTAACAAGTGAGTTTATTTAGCAGTATAGTATGCTTGATAATACTTAACGATACCATCTGTTCTCATATTACCCTGAGAAACCCAATCATGAACACATTCATAAATGGATTGATTACTATACTTTGGTTCATTATTTTCATCCAATTCAGATCCAAAACGCTTCAAAAGAATTCCTAATGCTTGCTCTCTAACTTGCATTTTAGGATTGGAGTACCTCCAATCCTCTGTGGCTTTTAATAATGAATCTGAATAGGTAGTCATGAGAAAGTAAATTTCTTTGTATAATCATATGCATAGTTAGTTCTAGCACCATGAATGCCCCACCCTAACCAACGATAAGCAGCATTCATATAATAACTAACATTCATACCACTACCTTCAAAATAAGGAAGTTGTCTTTGAAAGATATTTTCATTTACCATATAACGAAGTTGTCCTGTTAATGAACTAGGATCACACCCATAATTTCTACAAAACTTTCCAAGGTTATTATAACGACCAGTAGTTGTCCATTGGATTAATCCAAATCCACCTCTATGACACTGATCATAATTAACCCTTGCACCACCTTCACAAATATTAGGTTTGAAATCACTCTCTTGTTTGATATTACCCATAATGGTAGCAAGAGCATTTTTATCAGTAATGTTTGTTCTCTCTTGAATATATGCTAGGGTAATTTTCTCCTCAGGAGTACACCCCTCACATTTCCATGTAGGAGAAGGAGGAGGAGAAGCAACTGTTATTGCCGATAAGAATTCAAAAATCATTTGGTTGAATGTTTAGAACAGAAGTATATATTAAATATGAAGTTTTGTCAAGCGATTCCACCTTGCCAGATCATATCAGGCATTGCTTGAGGTGCTTGCCTTCCCATAGTAAACATAAGTATAACATATCCCAATAACCACAATAGATTAACAATCCATGCTTGTCTGTAAAGATACTTCCTGATACCCATAGAGATACGAATATCACGGGAATCATCAGCAGACTGTGGATCTGAATCTGCAAACCTCCTTATCACCTGTTCTATTATAACAGCAATGATGGTCGCAATGACCAATGGATAGAACATAAAGTTCAAAAATGACATAAAAATTAATAGTGTCTGTGTCATGCTGGATTAGAAGCGGTAATGTATGCGGGAATCATTATGCCATCATCTGGCCCATTATCATCGTCTTCATCATTGCCACCAGTAACTAACTCTACTAGTACAAACGCAATGATCAAACCTAGAAATGGAATATAAGGAAATAACAAAGCCAGTTGAAGATCTGACATTAAAAATACCTGAAATGAAGATAAAAAATATATATGATTTAGAAAATTCCTGGGATCACTTGTCCTGTAGTAATATAAGCACCCATACCAGCAATCCATCCAATCATTGCTAGTCTACCATTAAGGAGTTCTGCTTCTGGACCATACCCCTTATCCATTACTTCTATTGGGGGCTCTTTGGCAAACATGTTCTGGCGTCCACCGTCTTCTGTGGTAACTACTGCTGTCGAAGATTGAGTCATTGTTATGTAAAGAAACATTACGTAATTATATATCAAATAAGAATCTTAGACAAGTATTTATACTTATTATGTTAGTTTTTACTCACATTACATTGTCCATGAGCATTTCCATATTGGTGTTGATGTGAATGTAAAGATCCAATAAAAATTAGCACTAGCATAAGAGCAACCGGAACTGCCCAAAGTTCCCAGTTCTCCTTCATCCAACCACACTTAAACGTCATCACACCAAGCTAACTCACCAGCACGTTCAAATGGACAACAATCCTCAGTAGGTATTCGTTTATTACGTGCTGCCCATGCATCACCTCCTCTACTACGAACCTCATCTACACAAACTTGATACTGACTCACCTCTTCCTGTGCAATAGCAGGAGAAGCAAGAAAAAATAATAGAATAAAATATTTCATAGTTTTTTAACATAGAAATGTGGTAGGTTCCTATCGCCGCTAATCCTGAACCTACCAAAGGGGATCACCGCAGCCAGTATTTCTCTGGCAGATATATTATAGCATAAAAAAAGAGGGACATAAAGTCCCTCTTGTGTGTATTATCTGATTTAATATCAGAAGCTGTACTTAACACCCAACTTACCACCAACTCCAAGATCATCGGAGTCATCAGCAGTCAAGAAGCTAACTTCGCCATAAGCACTGAGTGATTCGGCAATACCAAACCCAAGACCGGCTTTACCGGAGAACTGAGTTTCAGTATCAACACCATCAACAGCAACGATAGCAGGGCCACCCTGTACGTAGTAGCTAGCAGAATCGCCAAGAGCACCTTCAAAGCCAACGTGAAGATCTGTCGTAGCGCCAGTGTAGTCGTCGCCAGTCCAACCTGCGTTGGTTTCTACGTTAACGTAGGGACCTGCAAAAGCAGCGCCAGCGAATAGAGGTGCAGCTGCAACAGCTGCGATTAGAGGTTTAAACATTTTTGTTTCCTAAGTGTCTCGCAATACATCTATTGCGGATGATAACAGACTCGACAAGTCTGTATGTTATTAAACGTATCACTTCTGCCTGACGATCTTTCGGGGGCATTTGTTTACGTTCAGTTATTTATTATACTTTACATTTTGTAATCTGTCAATATTTTTACCTACTCTTCCTGTGGTGGTGGCTGATTTTGAACGGCACTACTTTCGGTTACCCGACCCAAATAAGGATCATAATCCATCTGTTCTTTTATATTAATAGAGGAACCTTGCTGTTCCCAGTAATTACTTTGTGCTGCATAATTAGCCTTATGAAAAACATCAACATGCTCTGGATGAATACTTGACCCAAGTTCTGTCCTATACAAAAGAAGAGGAATAGAAAAAGTATTTCCTGAGTTATAAATCAAATCATCAGCAACAGGACGTGGTTTCATACCCTGATCTAACTTATACTTATCTCCACGACAATGAAGTCTCACAAGCTTCTCTGCATGATGTCTATTAATTACATAACAAGCAGTAGAAAAATCATTCACAAATCTCTTATGAAGTTTAACATGAATATCTCCTGTACAAATAATTGCTATCTGAACTACATCCCAATCATAAGGAATTTGTGAATAAAAATCAACCCAAGTAAAATTCCAAAACCGAACTAAATCCAAACTACAATCATCCTCCATAATAACAGCATAAGGACTGTCAGAGGTCTCTAGATAGTGCTTGAGTGCCCTCAGATGAGATGTAGTGCATCCAATCTCTCCAGAGGTCATCATAGGAGGATAGGTTCCTTTAATGATATCACTCAGGTCATCTTCTCTACCATCATATGCAGAGATGCGTTCATAGTTTTCAACTTCCCAATACTCAAATTGATTCTCCATATACTCCCGTCTCTCAGGTTGCCCATCAAGATTGAGATAATAGATAGGACCAATTCCTTTTAGTTTAAATATTGATTTATTTTTATCCATTATTTTTGTAAAACAAAGAATCCATTTCCATATGGATATTGATCTATCCACTTCTTCTTTATAGATCCAAATTGATATGAGAATTTATTCAATTTAAATCCTTGAGATTCAAACATATTAATCCACCACTCCTCATCTTTCTTTGTAACATGAGTAATATCAACTTCATATTCCCTAATCCTAAACCTATCTTTATCCCCCAAAGGAATAGTAAAGAAAAACTGATGTGATTTATCCTTAAAATTTTCTAAAACTCCAGGAATATCTTTAACCTCAATATGTTCTAATACATCTTTACAAATTAAAAGATCATACTTTTTTTCATTAGGAAGAGAGATATACTCCTCAACTTCTGGATGACAATTATTCACCGCATATTCACTTATATCTTCTCCATAAGCATCACATCCAATAATTCTAAGGGCATGAACCAAAAATCCTTTAGCACATCCATAATCAACACACGTATTAAAATCAAAGTATTCTTGAATGTCTAAGGCTTCTGGTATAGATCTTGTTGGCATCCATTTATAATTTTCATACCCAGATATATGTTTACGAATACCATCTTCATAATAATCTTTAGTAAATCGATTCATATCTATCCCCACCCCTGAATAGTAACACCGGAAGAATTAATTTTAGAAGATAAACTTCTCGTCATATCCTTAAACTGAGGTAGAATCCAATCATGCCACTCAATAATCAAGGTATTAATATATTCAATACTACCATCATCAATCATTTTTGGAAGAACTTTATATTCAGATCCCTCAATGTCCATCTTTAAAATAATATAATCTTCTTTCTCAAAGTTACTCAATACCCACTTTGAAAAATCAATAGCTTCAACCTCACCAGTTTCTGGGAAACATAGTTTTTTAGCGTGGTCTACAGGTCTATTCAATTGATCGTGCATTTCTTTAACACAAGATCCACCTGTTGCAGGTAAATTAAAATCAATAAAATCTAATGCTTCACCTTTCTCATACCTTTCAGTTACTGCATCACAAGCCTTTTTCCATTCAGGATCTCTATTATACTCTTCTTCATTGACTGCCTCATGACAGAACTCAATGGTCTCATCCTTATCCCAAACTGCTTTTTGTTGTATATTAAAATTTTTATCATTCAATACAGGAAATCTTCCAGACTCAATGTTTTTTACATACTCATCATAAGCATATACATTTGGTTCAAAACCATATACTTCCCACATATCATCAACATTATACCTTGGTGCAAGATCAGCAAAACCCATTCCCATATTAGTTCCACAATCAATAAAAACTTTTTTCATATTAAGCAAAATCGTTATGAATAGTATCTGTAAGAACATCATCAATCAATTCATTTTGAATTGCATACTTACAATAATGACAAGCATGATGTCTTAATGTAGGAGGTTTACTATAAAATTCTTCTATACCATCTATATCACATACAGCAAACTGAGATTCAGGAACATAGTTATAGTTGTTCTCAATCGATAGTTCTGCTGAGGGACAAGCATAGATATAACCATCTGTAAACAGGAATGGTTTTACCATATGCATATAGCAATGGTCGTTTCTCCTCTCTCCTTTAAAGTTAAAGTCAGATAAAAAAGCAGACTGTAACTTATGACCTCTATCCTCTTCGTAAGATTGTATAATTTCACGAATGGTTTCGATGTCTTTAGCAGTCTCCTTAACATCCTTAATAGCATTGAAAGCAATGCGACAGGGAATTTTATTTTCCTCCACCCAGTCTAGCATACGAACGAAATTATCGGTAGTCTGAAACTTCTTAGACAAGACTCTCTTATTAGCAACGTCTGTCCACTCACCAGTGATGTTAGGGTTATTAGAAGTTGCTAGATTTTCATCCCAAACATATGCAGCAGATGGTTTACAGTTGGTTCCCTCAAATACTCTTAGATCATAATCATATCCTTCATAGAAACCATACATTCCCATGCGAACCCAATCAAATTGCTCTACAATATCCTTCTTAATGGGTCTATCTAATCCAAATCTTGCAGCATTAGTACAGATGCCAAGACTAAACCCAAGATCTTTTGCATAATTTACAATCTCTTTAAAATGAGGATGAATACTGGGTTCTCCTCCACCAGTAAATTCAACTCCAGTTATACCAATCTGTTTAAAACTTTCTAGTGCCTGAAAGACTTTCTCTGTAGGCATCTTCTCAGATATATCCCTGTTAGCAAAGCAACAGAAAGAGCACGTCAAGTTACAAGCATTAGTCAAAGAGATGTGAGCCATGATAGGAGAAGGTGGCTTACCCTGCTGGATTGCCTCCAACTTATCCATGTGCTTCATCATCTTAGTAAGATTACTACTAAAACTTCTGCCCTGAACTACATCATCTTCTTTTCTAAACGTTCCATCTTCATTAAAAAGTTCAATGCCTTTATATGGTACAACAGTCATTAGTAATGTTCCTTCCATTGGTGAATCGCTGGATAGTCGTCAAGGTTCCCCTCTTTGAATGCTTCAACTAACCAGTGTGCTGCTTCATATTTATATCCCCTCTTGTTAAAGTGATATGTAATGTTAGCATCCACTGCTCCTAAGAGATACCATTCATTATAATCCTCTTCTAACAATTTGTCCATATTATCCCTTATATCTTTAATAACATCATCATATATTAGATTAAAGATTTTAGCATTGTAAATAGACCCTCCACACATACCATACATATTGGCTTCAAGATCCGAATTATACTTTATTGCTTCTAACATCTTAGGCTTCAATGGATCACCATATCTTATTCCACGTAAAGCAAATGGAGGATCTATTTTAAAACTATCCTTTATCCAAACATCATCCTCCATTATCATTATATAATCCTGTCCTGTCTCATCACATGCTAACTTCTGCCTCTTCCACCACTCAATCGTTCTATATGCATTATAAAGGGGAGGATATTTATTCTCTGCATTCCCATAGATATTCTCACGCATAAAGAACTTACAATTATATTCTTCTGCTGCATCAGAAAAATCATCTCCACCATCAGAGATAAGAACAATGGGATTATCAGGAAAGTGTTTCCTAAAATTCTCTATTGCAAAATCAAATGCCTTATTTCTCTTAAAGACCTGATAAAAAACACCAAACTCAATCATAATGCCTCAAAAAGATAATCTTCAATTACAACGTAATCCATTTCTGTGTTATTTAGAGCATACAAGGCATCTTTAATTGTAGAAAGAATAGGATATCCTCTAATATTAAATGAAGTATTCAATAAAACATTTGTCTCTGATATTTTACCAAACTCTGTCAACAGTTCATAGAAATGAGAATGAGACTCCTCAGTAACGGTTTGAAGTCTTGCAGTACCATCTGCATGTGTAATGGAAGGAAGTGTATCTACTTTTACCTTAGGAGCATAACTCATATACTCTAGGTTGTCAAAGTTTGGTGAATCAAAATACTTATGTGCTTCTTCTTTCTTACAGAAAGGTGCGAAAGGTCTATACCATTCTCTAAACTTTACTTTAGAGTTTAATATAT